TCGGTATGATTTTATAGAAGAACACCATGCTGAGCTATATGAACATACAGTTACACTGTGTCATACTCACCATTTAAAACTTCACTCAATTTATGGCAAAGACCCAGGACTAGGAACAGCAAAGAAACAGTTAAGATGGGTGCAACTTCAAAGAGAAAAATATGGCTTGGTATGACGCACTAATAGGTAGAAAGAAGGAAGAAGATTTAGAAGAAAAACTAAATCTTGGCGGAAGATACGGGTATAGTGACATAGAATCTTCAAGAGAGCCAGCCTACAGTTATGAATTAGCCTATGAAGATTTAGAAATTGTTAATCGCGGTGTCAACATGATAGTTGATGACGTAGCAGAGATACCCACTCTTGTATCAAGAGAGAATAGTTTTAGAGGTATCATACCTGGAATAAAAAGAGCAAAGGTTGAGACTCTCTTAAATAAGTCTCCAAACCCGTATCAAGATGTAAATAGTTTTAAGCGTAACTTAATTACTGATTATCTTATAGACGGAAATATTTTTATTTATTTTGATGGTGCACATATGTACCATTTGTCGGCAACTGATGTACAGATTCATGCAAGCCGAGAAACTTATATTGATAGGTTTACACTTGCTGATACTACATTCAGCCCTGACGAGATTATCCATATAAAAGAAAACTCGTTTCATTCAATTTATCGAGGAGTTCCAAGGCTAAAGCCAGCTCTCCGTACGATGGTTCTAATGAAGTCAATGAGAAAATTTCAGGATAATTTCTTCAAAAATGGAGCAGTACCCGGATTGGTACTCAAGTCACCTAACACTCTTTCTGAGAAAATTAAAGAGCGCATGATGGTTTCATGGCAGCAAAGATACCGACCAGATGGTGGTGGTAGACGACCTTTAATTTTAGACGGTGGAATGGAAGTAGATTCTATCACAAATGTAAATTTTAAAGAATTAGATTTTCAAACTTCGATAGAAGAAAATGAAAAGATAATTTTGAAGGCGTTAGGAATACCGCCAATTATGATGGACTCTGGCAACAACGCTAACATTCGCCCAAATATGCGCATGTATTATCTTGAGACTATACTACCTATAGTTCGAAAAATTAATCATGCAATGGAAAGATATTTCGGTTTTGAATTACGCGAAGATATTAGTAATATACCTGCGTTACAGCCCGAGTTAAGAGATTCATCTAGTTATTACACTTCATTAGTAAATGGAGGAATAATAACAGCAGCAGAAGCTCGTAAAGCACTAGGTTTTGACTTTATGGATGGAACAGAAGAAATAAGAGTACCTGCAAATATAGCAGGATCGGCCGCCAACCCAGAAGAAGGCGGAAGACCAGTAGAAACAGAGGAAGAATAATGGGAAGTGTAAGAAGAAGAGATATGGCTCTCCAATCTATATCAATGCATATGCTTGAAGCAGGAAAAGTATTATCAAAAAGAGAGTATGAAACAATGAGAGCCAGAACAGATATTCGTATAGGGATTATAATGAATATGTTTGGGAGCTGGAGCCGTATGTTAGCAATTATGGAGCGTAGCCTCCCCGAAGTGTGGGCAGAAATTAAAGAGAAAGAAAACCCTAAACCTGTTCCACCAACACCACCAAAGCCTAAAGTTAAGGCCGCGGTCAAGCCTGCTCCGGCAGTAAAAAAGGATAAAGATGATGAATAAAATCTTTAATCTCACATCTACTTTCAAAGCTCATGAAGGCGAAGACGGATCAGTAATGATTCGTGGAATGGCCAGTACTGCTGATTTCGATCGCGCGGGTGACTCTATTTCAGCTGAAGCATGGCAGAAAGGTGGATTAAAAAACTTTGAAAAAAATCCAATTATCTTATTTAATCACGATTATGATAAGCCAATTGGTAGGGCCACAGGAATGAAAGCTGGTCCTGATGGTCTTGAGTTAGAAGCAAAGATTAGTAAGGCAGCGCCTGCTAGTGTTGCTCAACTTGTTAAAGACGGTGTTCTTGGAGCCTTTTCTGTTGGTTTCCGAGTCAAGGATGCTGATTATTTAAAGGAAACTGACGGACTAATGATTAAGGACGCTGAGTTGTTTGAAGTTTCGGTTGTATCCGTACCTTGCAACCAAGCAGCTACTTTTTCGCTCGCGAAGTCTTTTGACTCTTCTGAAGAGTACGAAGCCTTCAAAAAAACTTTCACTAATCGTGTAGATCTAGCAGGTCAGTCTCTGGCTAAGGAAGAAGATATATCTTCGGGAATAGCTAGTGACACACCTAAGAGCGCGGAGTTATCCGCAAATCAGGAGATCAAGATGGAAAATCAAAACATCGACTTGGAAGCTTTTGCAAAACAAGTAGCTGACGAAACAGCCGCTAAAATTGCTATGAAGCAAGCCGAGCAAAAAGCAGCTGAGGAAGCAACGGCACAAAAAGCCGCTGAAGCAGAAGCTGAAAAAGCTCAAGCCCTAGAAGCAGAAGAAATTCGCGTTAAGTCTGGAATACAGACTGGCGTAGAGGCTCTAATGACTGACGTTCAAGCCAAGTTGAACGAAAAGGACGCAAAAATGGACGAAGTACTTGCTAAGTACAAGACCGAACTCGAAGAGAAGAGTGCAGAAATCGCAGCTATGCGTGAAAGCAAGAAAGTATTTGCTGATCGTACAGAGAAAAGCGACAAGGGAACTATTACCAAGTGGGGTAAGGAGTTCTTAAATGCACACATGCTCGGTGTAATGACTCGCAAGGGTTGGAATACTGACTATGCACGAGATCTTCAAGAAAAAGCAGGTATTAGCTATACTGCAGCTGCGGCTGATATAGATCAAGAAGTATCTGGTTTAATTGAAAAAGAAATAATGAATGAGCTAAAAGTTGCTCGTTTGTTTAGAGAAATGCCTGTAAATGGAGCGGCTACTGTACTACCAATCGCGGTAGATGTAGAGCCTGCAGTATTTGCTACTAATGCAACTTCTGGTAACTTAGAGAACCGTGGTGCATCAGACAATGCTTATAAGCCCAAGCAAGTAATTCTAAACGCATATAGACTAATCTCAAGCACCTTCATGGACAACGAAGTAGACGAGCAAGTACTTATTAACTTGATGCCTCTTCTTGTTGAAGGAGTAGCAAGAGCACACGGAAGAGCAGTAGAGAACGCCATTCTAAATGGTAACTCTAGTGCACCAGCAGGTTTGGCAGATTTTGCAGCAGCGGCTACTTTATCTGGAACAGACAATATGGATATTTCTGATGGTGACTTATTGACTACTGGCAACCTATTGACTGCTCGTAAGGCAATGGGTAAGTATGGTCTAAATCCAGCAGATGTAACGTACATTGTTAGCTCCGCTAGCTACTACGATCTGTTGAGTGATTCCGGATTCCAGACATTGGATGAAGTAGGATCAGATCTAGCAATCAAGGTAACTGGTACAATTGGTGCGGTCTTCGGATCACCAGTAGTTGTATCAGAGGAGTTCCCTGCTGATAACACTAACGGTAACATGGCAGCTTGTGCTGTATATGCCCGTAACTATGTAATACCACGTTTACGTGGAGTACAGGTGGAGCAGGACTACGAAGTGATGAACCAGCGTCGAGTAATCGTTGCTACTCAATCACTTGGATTTGAAGAGATTACTGCAGGATCTGGTGCAGACCAGCCTTCAGTAAGAATTAACTTCCAGTCTTAATACTTATTGATAATATAGAAACGAGGGGGAGTTATCTCCCCCAAGTTTTTACTAATGGACTTATAATATGGCAGATTTAATAACTTTAGAAGATTATAAAGACGCAGAGAATATAACGACAACAAAAGAGGATGTTCGTTTAAGTTCCCTTATAGCCTCTGTAAGTCAATTAGTAAAAACTTACTGTGGTAATTCAATTATCGACTTTTACTCATCAAATAAAACAGAAGTGTTTAATGTTGATTGGTCAAGTCACATTGTACAACTCACAGAATGTCCTGTAGTATCTATAGTAAGTGTAGAGGTAAGAGGTACTTATCGAGAAGCATACGTCACTCTTACAACAGGTGCAGAAGAATATTATTTAGATGAATCAACAGATAGTATAATTCGCACTAACTCAGGAAATACTTATAGAAACTGGCCTCGAGGACCAGGTGCAGTAAAAGTAGTTTACAAAGCAGGGTACGCAACTACTCCTGCTGATTTAAAATTAGCAGTGATTGATTTGATTCGATACTATCAAAAAGATGAGTATAAAGTTCGTCAAACAATTGCAGGAGCAAGTATTCAGAATAGTGCATCTACAAGTCAGCGTGATAATGTTGGCTTTCCAGATCACATAAAACGTATTCTGGATTTGTACAAAACTTACTAATGTCTGTATCGGATCAAAAACGTTTTTTAGGTAAATTATCCGCTGAGCTAGACGTATCTTCAGATGATTATAGAGTAGAAACCGCAAACTATGAACACACTATTTTTGCTGTTACAAGACGAGGAATAAGAAAAGGAGTAAGAGATAGACTTAGTAAAAATTTTCCAGGAATAACTCCAAGACAAGTAAATAGTATTCTTAAAGGAGCTGATTCACAAGTTAAAGGATTAATTAGAAATACAAAAACTGGTATAGATGCTTTAATTAAAAGAGATGCAAGTGTTAAAATTGTAAAATATACTTCTAGTAGCCTTATTGTTGATTTACCTGCAGGAACAAATAGATATAATCAATGCGCAGAAACTTATAATCAACAGTATCAGAGCGTAGCAAAAGCTCTTTCAAATAGTATTAGAGAAGTTTTAAAAGATACAAGTATAGAAGATATACCAGCATCACAGTTTTGGAATTTAGAGCATGCTAATTTAAAAGGTATAACAGAAACACAGATTAGAGCAGCTATAAATACTGCTTTAGAAGGAGAAGAAAAGATATCAGAAGGAACTTTTAAGGCATGGATGCAATCTCAAGGTTTGGATTTATTACTTATAAGAAATAGTTCAAGTAAAACCATGGAAGTTAGTTTGCGTTCTCAACGAGGAAACGCAATCACAGGGGGTAAAGTTGGGCAGCAAAGACGAAAACTACAAAAGGCACTGACAGCGGCTTTAGAAAAATTAAGTCAACCCGGAGCAGAGCCTTTAGCTGAATTAGGAGGATCTGACAGTTTT